TGCTTTAAATCCATCTGGAGTATCAATAAAAGAACCAATTTTGCTTGCGCTATTCATCTTCTTAATAAACTTATTTTTAACATCAGAGATCAAAGCGGCAATATAGAATATATCAAGTAGTGTTTTGTTGTTTCTCTTTAGAAAGTCTATTATACTTTCTAGTTGTGCTTTTTTGTTATCCTTTCCTTTATCAGTTTTTAACTTTTCGATGTCAGAATTGAATCTGTCTGTTATAAAAGTTAAAAGACCAGATGCATATTTTTTGCTAGAAGATATTGCAACACCTTCTCTTATTTTAGAATTTATGTATATTCTAATCAATGGCAATATTTTGCTGTCGGACAGAATTGAATTTAATGCGGCAATATCAATGTTTTTAACCAAAGATTCAATTTCAGATATTTGAGATGTGATACTTTGAGTTTCAGATTTTGTTAGAGTTGATGTTCCAGATTCATCTTTATAATCAGCATCAGTTATCCATGCGTTTGTCGTGTTTTTCAGTGAGCTAATGTTTGCGCCAAAATTTGCTTTAAGATCTGATATTTTGTTTCCTGTGTATGTTGTGTGAAAAACTATTCCGATTTTAGAAGATAATATTTTTGTTGCAAGCTCTGATGATTTTGGAACAACATATCGTATAGTGTTTGGTCTAAAAGATACATATTCAGTTCCATCTATCGTGACTAGTTCCAAGTCAGAATTTGTGAAAAGCATATCGCCTTGAAGAATTCCCCTTATTCCAACTTTTGATAAATTATCTAAAGCAAATTTTAGCTTACTTGCCAATTCTGGAGAATCTGAATAGTTTCGTTTTATGTCTTGGTGCGTATAATTTATCTTAGGCGCAGTTTTAGCAAATACTGATTTTGTGCCAACAAAAAACTTATTGTTTTCTGGATCTATTCCACATATAACTGCTGGCGCACCGTCCCATTTAACAGTAACATTAAATGCTCTATTGGAAGAACTTGATAGAAGCTGTAATAGCTGTCTAAGAAATGCTACAGATCTTTTTGCGCCTGATATTCCGTCGTTAAGTATCTCTTCTTCAATATGCTCTAAGTGTGTATTCTTATCAGATGCTTCGGAGAGATATTCAATAAATGTTTTCATGAGAATTTTAAATAGAAGAAGTTGATATACAGAAACTATTTATAATATGACAATATTTATTTTATAACTACCAATCAAACTCATCTAAATCTCTTTTTTCAGAGAACATAGAGTTTCCAAATTTAGTCTTGTCAAATGCTGGGGTATCATCTTTTTTAGCTAAATCAGTATCAGTAAGTTCATTCTGTGCAGAATTTTCCAAGTCAAACAATCTCATCTTAGATCTATCTATTCCCAAAACAAATCTTCTAAGTTTAGATACATCATTATAGCGATTTTTTAGTTGCTTGACTAAAATTTGTCCCAGCTTTTCTAGCTCTTCAGTAGTAGACAATGCAAGCATTAAATCTGCTGTTGCAGGAAGTCCAAAGCTCTCTGATGTATTTTCAAGACCAATATCAGTAGAAGTATACCCTTGTCGATTAGTTTGTGTAGCAGTCCATATGGGAAGATTATATTCTACAGCAAGACCTCTAAACTCTTCAGCTATGCTTTTAATGTATGAATAGCTATTAATATTATTAGCGTTACTCAATCTAGAACTGGAAGCAATATTAAGATAGTCAACAAATATTGCGTCAGGAGTAAAATTTTTCTTCAAACTAAGTTCATTCAACAACGCTCTAAAATGAGTAACTGAAGCCGATGCTGTTGGATACTCTTTAACAATAAGTCTACCCACAGATTTTGTTTTAAGATTCTGTATCTTCTTATCATACATATCTTTTGAGAGATTCTGCAAATCTTGTATAGGCACATTAAGCAAATTTGCATCAATTCTTTCTGCTATTCTAGCTTCGGACATCTCTAATGTTATATAGAGAACATTTTTACCTTGCATGAAATAACTTGCTGCCAAGTGACATAACGCAAGAGATTTTCCCACCGCAGTTCCCGCAAGGAATACATTCAAAGTCTTTCTTGGAATTCCACCTTTAGTTATTGTGTTCATGCACTCTAAATCAAAAGGTAGCTTTTCTTCAACTCTATGATAGAACTCATATCGCAAGTCTGTATCATCTAAGTAACTATGTCCAACATTAGGATCAAAAGATACAGATAAAGCATCAGTAAGAAGTTTGGGAATATTTCCTCTACTAAACTTTCCTTTCTTATCATCAGCAATTTTAATGCTGTTCATTAAAGCTAGATAGATAGCTCTATCTTTGCACCAGCTTTCTGTATTGTCTACTAACCATTTTTGATCAACTGAAGATTCACTTAGACTCTCAATTAAACTTTTAGCAGAAGATTCCACATGATCACTTAATGTAGAATCATTAGATAGAGTTATTAGCAAAGACTCTTTTGTGGGCAAAGAGTCATACTTCTGTATGAAATCAAATATTTTTTCATAGAGAACTTTCTCGTGCTGTTCATTAAAATAGGAAGACTGAATAAAAGGCAATACTTTTCTTGCATAAGATTCGTCATGTAAAATATTACTGAGTATAGTAACTTCAATTCTATCATTCATACTTTTATTCTCTTGATAATTCTAGGTAAATTTTTCCGTCTCTGTTTGTAGCTTTATCAGCATTTTTACCTATTATATCAAGAAGTATGCAACCAATCAAGTTTTCCATCTCGATTTCTTTCTCATCTGGCAATTCAACACCTTTCAATCTATCTGGAACATATAAAATATCAATCTCATATTTGAATTTTGGAATAACATCCTCATCTTCAGATTTGAGACTTTCTAAATTGGAGATACTAAATTCACCATATGAGTATAGTATTTCATGAAATGGTTCACAAGGTTTGAGAAGCTCAACAAACCATTTAGATTTATCTGAATCATCAAACACTATTCGATAATAATCTTCTATATTCTTTTCATCTATATTAGTCATTCAAAATCTCTTCTAAAACATCTTCAGTTTCAATCACCGAGCCGTAGCAATACTCTTTTTGAGCCGCTTCATCTAGCTTATTCAACACTTCATCAGTAAAGTATTTTTCTGGATTATTCATTATATGTTTGGCAAAATGAGTTGTTCCATCAGCAACTTCAATTTTAGTTGATACTTTTTTGAAGATTCCATAATCTACTGCAAGATCTATTAAGCCATAATATCTATCCAAGCCTTTATCATAAGATAGCATAACACTAGCTTCTGTATTCTCTCTAGTAAGTCTGGACTTTATATTTTTACATCTTATGATAATTCCAGTTACAGTTCCGTCAGAATCTTTATTCTTAGATTTGGATAGTGCTATGATATTGTTTGCTGAATACTTGAGACCAGAACCCCCAGAAACTTCCTTGGTCGGAAACATTCCCATAGTTTGATATACATGATTAGTAACAATCAAAGGTATCTTAGCTTTACTTAACTTCAAAGTAAGTACACGAAATGCCGCTTTTATCTCGGCAGTTCGAGTCATATCTTTAACTTCTTTTCCTGAGTTTGAATCTGTCATCTCTTTAGTAGTAGACAACATACCAAGAGAATCTAGAACCATAATTAATGGTCTTCTATCACTCTCTGAAGTGGATAGATGATTTTCAACAACTCTAATTGCTTGAGTCTTAAATTGCTGAACAGTCTCAACTGGAACAATCAGAACCCGCTTAGTATCAACACCTCGACTCTCAAGAATCTCTTTAGTGATTGAACCTTCAGATTCAAATATTATACTAAGTGCTTTCTCGTTGGTGTCAAGAAAGTTTTTAATGATTCCTAAAGCGAAGAAAGTTTTGCCTGTGGCTTCTTCACCAGCAAGAGCATTAATCTTATTAGCTGGCATACCCTTATAGATGCTACCAGAATAAAGAGCGTTTAATGCATAAGAGCCAGTGTCAATGAACCCAACAACATCAGCAGAGGTTCCATCATCTGCTACTGCGGCATATTCATTTTCTAATACTTTGAGAACATCATTAAAGGGGTTATTTTTTGCCATAATTTCTCCTATAAAATCTTATATTGTATATTAGCACAATCAAGGGTGTTTAGTCTAGCTTTAATTACATCAAAATACTTTGGCTCTTTTTCTATTCCAATAAATTTTCGATTTAAATTTTTTGATGCCACAAGGGTTGATCCACTTCCAGCAAAACAATCCAAAACAACTTGCCCTTCAGTGGTGTACGTCTTGATCAAATACTCCAACAACTCAACTGGTTTCTGGCTTGAGTGAACTCGTGAGTAATTATCTACGCAATTAAATTGCAATACATTGTTTGGAAATCGAGTAGTTTTTCCTCCCTCATAGTTACGCCTCTTGTCACCATGATAAGCAGATCCATTAGAACAACCTTTAGCTGAGTTTGTCGGTACATGACCATCTGTAATTTGTGGGTAGTATTTCTTCCCACCAAAAATACATATCTCTTCAACTTTTCGTATAGGCATTCTTTTTGCATGAAAGAAGTTTGTGCCTTGATTCTTTATCCAATACCAACAATAGCGAAACTGTTTTATGTTTGATGTTATGACTTGTGTGGTAAATGGTTGACTGCCAAAAATGGCCACACAAGAATTTTCTGTGAGTATTCTATCGAACTGTGACCACAAAGAATCAAAAGAAACAACAGAATCCCATTTTGGTGCAGTCATTCCGTACGGCGGATCTGTTAGTATAAAATCAACGCTAGAGTCAGGTATTGTCGGCAGTATACTCAAACAATCTCCCAATAAAACAGAGTTGCTCATAAATAAACATATCTACTTATTTTTAATAAAATACACGTTTTCAGATTCAGATGAATTTGATATTTTCTCTTCAGCGGAATTATATCCACACTCAAACGCTTCACATATAATATCAAACTGCTCTTGAGTTATGGAATTATTATCACGCAACTTTTTAGCATATTCACACGCTTTTATCTTTGACTCGCACATAATATCATTTAATAATTAAAAGTTTATCATAATTGTGGATCCAGCTCTTGGCTTTTTATATGTTCTCCAAGCAGATGCACCAC